CACTGGCACAGAAACGTTTGTATTTGTTCCTGGATCAAATGTGCCACCACCTGGAGCCGGTATTTCATAACAGGTATTGCCTTTGATGCCACTGAGAAAATTATCATAACCTAAATCAATACAGATTGTTTCTACACCTGGTATATTTGGTGTTGTGATTGGAATAGTCACAATTGGCTCTGTGGGATCTACTTCTCCTGGTCCGCCAAAGTTTATGTTACCCCAATCAATACCACCAAAATCTATATTTCCAATAATGTTACCATCAATGGGGTTAACAATGTTTGCATTGCCATTAGCAGGATCAGTTACTATGATGTTGCCTGGTATGTTGATGTTTGCATTGCCCCAAATACCTGTCCACCATCCTGGAATACCACTAACATTTACTGCGGCATCTGTTTGTATAACACTGTGGTCATAAACATCATCACTGTATTCTAATAATGATATTTTAACACCTATCATACTTGCATCATTTTCTGTTTCTACAAGTTTTATAACACGAAATAATTTGTTGCTGTATCCATATAGAGGTAAATTGACTTTTACCACATCACCTACATCTATTTGTAATGTTTCATAACTGCCTGTAACTTCTAAAACTGTGCTTGTTCTACTTTGACGCAAATCAATGTTTGCCAAGTTGTGAACACGAGTTTTATCATTAACCAAGTTGTATCTTGTTGTTACAGGATTATCTGGTTCATTTGGGTTTCTATCACCTGCAGGTGTATTAATAATAACCACATCAGTTTGGTCTTGTTTGGCAACACTGGGATATTCTGCTTCTATACTGTTATACAATGAATATAATTCTGTGCTGGATATGCTGATATCACTGATAATATTATCATCATCTAACACAAAACAATTTGCTTTTTCTCCAGTTGTTAATGCTCTTAATGGTGTAACTTTAAATTTACCAGACTTGGCATCATATGTAAAGAATGTTGATGCACTCTTACATATTTCGTTAATATTTGTGTAAACAGGTTGGTATGTGCTTAACATACCATCGATTTGCCATCTACTGTGATACGCACTGACATTGCCTGTAGTTGTATATTCTACATTACCATATGGACCACTAATATCACAATAATCAAACATATCATCAAAACTGTTTAAATCTAAATCAGCATTTGATAATCCTACACCATATACATCATTTCGTAAATAATCCAGCAACACATTACTTGGTTCACTTAAACTGTTTGTGATATCATAAGTGATACCGCCCAGTCCTAATAAGTTTTCTTCTGGCTCATAATCAATTTCAAATATAGCATACACTAAATTTTCATAGTTAGTTGTTGCATCGATAGTTGTCATTAATGTTTGTGCGGCTACTGGTGTTCCTGTTGTGGGAAATATTTGGTTTGCTGAACTTTGTGCGTTACCTGCAAACACTCTACATCTCATTTTGCCTGCAACTTTGTTACTTGCAGTAGCATTAGTGTCTGTTACACTTTGCACTATATGACTTTGTGTTGGAGTGGTATAAAAGTTTAATTTTTGGTCATCTCTGTATATTTGATTAACTGTGTATGAACCACTATCTGTTTTTTCACCAATAACCATACAATATACCATGGTGTTGTTTTGGTTTTTGATTTGTGCATCCACAATAATACCACCAGTATGGTTTCTACCATAGAACACTGGTATCTTGTTGTCTGTTGCTGGTGGTAATTGTATCTTAACACCTGGATCTTTTGCGGCTTGTTGCTTAGGTGGATCAAATACACCTGTTATTTTAGCAGTTGCAATACCTAATCCCAGTGCAACAACACTTTTTACCACAGCATAAGCAAGTGTTTTAGTACCTAAACTTAAAACTGTGCCTGCTACCCATGCGCCAATAGTGCTAAAGACTGCCATTATATACCCTCATACACATAATTTGTTTCTATTCTTCGCCATCCACGCTTTTCTAGGTTAAAATCTGGACTGACGTCCATGTTCGTGAGCGTAAAACCTTGTATAGCACCTTTTTGTTGTAAACTTACACCAAGATGCTTGTATTTTTCTAATAATCTATAACCTAAAGTGGTATCTCTGTATTCTGGTTCTACCCACCATGCTAATTCTTTCATAGATTTAACATGTGGCAACCATGGATCACCACTTATCACCGCAATCAACATGCCCACAATTTGTTCATCACGTTCTGCTAACAGTATGCACCCATCTTTCATGAAGTTAACCAATAAATTTCTGATATAACCATCATCATATTTAGGATCATGCAGTGGTGCATAAGGAGATGCATTGGCGAAATTAATCATCATCTCCATTATTCTGTCAAAATCTTGTATTTTTGCGTATCTTATCATTATCTTTATCTAATATTAATTCCACTAAATGGGTTAAATCCTGGTCCAAAGCCGCCGCCACCGAAGTAGCCGCCGCCGCCATAGCCTCCGCCATAGCCTGTGCCGCCTGTGTATTCTCTACCAAAATCAAAACTAACGTTATGTAAATCTGGAACACGTTTGAATGTTTGATCTCCTGGATAATATTTTTCTCTGGCGTTTGGATTTGTTCTTTGTCCTGTTGTTTTTGCTTCTAGTATTGCTATGATGCTAGAACATGCTACAGTTACTCTGTTTGTGTTCTCACCAGCAATAATATCTGTTTCTTCTGATATATTATAATTTGTGATTATACCTCTGTATCTTTGAAATACATTACTACTGTTCAAACTGTAATCATCTTCGAAGAAAGCTCTGTAAATTATAATTTCACCACCTTTGATTGGTGTAGTTAAAATTAAATTCAAATAGTCTTGTTCACTGGGTATAGCACTCAAACTAACATTTAAATCAGCAGTTGTGCTTTTGATATCTTCTTGTATGTCTGTTAAGTTTAAGAAGTTGCCCAATTCAGTATAAGTGTTTGAATTGTATGTTATAGGTTTATAAGCACTGCTTATATAGTATGTTGTTGAGTCCAATGTTAAATCAATCAGTATAGCATGATTGATATGATTACTTTGAACTGGCGTAATAGTTGTTGCCATTAAGTTACTACCTCAATTAATTCAAAACTGTCATCAAATGCTATTCTTCTGTATGGCACAATAGTATATGTGGGTTTTCTTACCATTTTGACATACCATTGAACAGCAGTTCCTTTGTTTACGTTACCACTTGTTAGTGCAACACCTGTTTGGCTGATTACTGGTCTATGCACTGGTATAGTTACGTTTGAACTTGTGCTGAAACTAACATCAGATGTTACCATATAAGGGTATCTGTAAGTGCCTGTGGAGCCCACTGGCTGTATATAATCACCTTTTTTAAACAATGTTCCACTTCCACTTAAACCACTGCAATTGATGTATAATTCACTACCATCAGATCCTACAGCAGTTGGTGTGCCACTGGTTATACCACCTTGATAAGCAGTTAACCAACTTAGATTACTGTTTGTGCTACCAATATCAATTTGTTCTTCTGTGGTTATATCTAAATCATCTAGAGTTGTTAAAAGATCTCTATTTGTTTCATAATCTAAGTCATTGTGCATGTCAACAATAAATCTAAATGGTTCTACTGTTGTGCGTGTTGCTGTTAACAATTTACCACTTCTAGAAATTGTTTGTGCGGCAACTTTAGCACTTGCAAAAGTTAATTGACTTGCGTTATCTATAATTGTTTGTATACTCATTATCTTGGTTGTCTCCTAGCACCTACTTGAACTACATTGTATATGAAACTTGGATCTCTGGCAACTAATGCTTGGAAACTAGGTGCATCTACAGCATTAATATTGTATGTAACACTTGCTCCTCTGCCCATGCCAGACATTAACTCTGCAGATTGACTTGTGCCTATAACTGTTGCTGGACCTTGAACAATCTCAGGTCCTGCTTCACCTGCAATACCAAATTTCCCTTGAGGAATTCTACCACCTGCGGCAAAGAAGCCTGCAAACAAGTCTCCAAATACTCCACCTGCTCCAAATAAACTTAGGAACAGTTTGTTGGCTTGCATTTTAATTATTTCTTGCATCAATGATTTAAACAAGTCTTTGAAACTTAATTTACCAGTTTCAACAAAATTTAATATTGCATCTGTCCAACCATCACTTAATGTTTGGAATATTCTTGCACCATATGCGGCATTGTCTTCTACCATTTCTTTAAAGTTAGCAAATGCTTCTTGAAATCCAGTGCCAAACTCTGTTGATGCTTTGTAGAATTCACCCTGTAGTTCACCTACTTTCTTAATTTGTTCATCATATAAGCCATTTATTTCTGCTA